CGCGTTATCTCCTGTAGGACAGGCTGTCTCAATCATGCGGCCTGACTCCTTATCGTAGTACAGGTAACACGCGGGGCCAGTCAGACCTACAAACCTATTCTTCAATACACGTACCGTGGTGGTGTTGCGTATCTCAGGGTCAGCGTGTTGTTGGTCACGCTCCAAGCCTATAACTATGTCGCTAAGTTGCGCGATTGCCGCCGATCCTCTGAGTTCTCCCAAGCTAATCTTACCCCCGTCCTCGTGTGCCTTGGCACCGCTGGCTCTGCGAAGGTGTGATACTAGGAATAGCCCTATACCTGTCTCCTGAACCAGCTTTCGGAGGTTGGTCATAATACTGTCGATAGCCTTACGTTCGTCACCGTTGTCCTGAGCGCTGACCACAATACTAAGGTGATCTAGGATGATCCACTTGCAGTCCAGACCTTTAGCCATGTATCGTATACGGCCTAACAGATCGTCCTCGCTTGTGCTACCCCAATGGTCTAACAACTGTAACTTATCTAAACCAAACGTCCTTTCCCAGTAACCACGCTCTTCCTCTATTGATACCCCTGCTCGTACCTCTGGTATGTGAAGTAGCTTGTTAGCCTCCATAGACATAATACCTAACGTAGTCTTAGGTATGTCTTCCTCCAGAGCTAGGATGCCGATGTTGTCTTCCGTGTTCTTCAATAGATAGTACTCAAGCTCTCGCATGATCTGGCTCTTACCCATTCCTGACCCTGATGTGATGGTCACTAACTCCTGCGGTCTAAAGCCGTAGGTAAAAGCATTCAAGCAGTCCCAAGGATAGGGTATGGACTTGACATCCCTCTTCTCTTGAAGTAAATCCCAAGTATCTAAACCTGAGACAATACCGTCCGGTCTAAATGTCTTAGCGTTCCACCACTCCTTGACAAACGCCTGCACCTGATTGCTCTTGAGCATGTCGCCTGCGTCCTTGGCTGGCAGTGTGACATTCTTAGCCTTGTTGGGGGTGAACAGATTAAGCACCGACTTGGCTGCCTCCTGTCCTGCCTTGTCGTTGTCAAAGCAGATCACCACATTGTCAAAGGTCTCAAGCCACTCTAGGTTCGCTTTGATGTCTTTGGCTGCTCCGGCTGCACCTGATCTGATGGAGACGACTGGCCACTTTCCGTCGAACATTTCGTTGACAGCAAGTGCGTCCGCCTCGCCTTCTGTGATCGTGATATATTTGCCACCTGTCTTAAAGGCCTGCTGGCCGAACAACCCTGCCTCATTGAACTCCCCTGTTGCATAGAATGATTTAGTTTCGGTGATCCGCACCTTGGTTCCTGTCACCGTACCTGTGTCCTTGTTATGGTACGGGTAATGATGCTTGACAATCTGTCCGTCCGTGCCGTACTCAACTGTCACACCGTACCGCTGGCATGTTGACTGTGAGATACGTCTATCAGGGATTGCCGCTATGACACCTGTCATCTCTAATGACCTCATTGGTTTACGTTGTGCTACCTGACCTATCTGGCCGTTGCCGTGTTCATAATGGTTGCAGCCCCCAGAGAAGCAGACTGCATGTCCATCACTATAGCGAGCCAGATTGTCCGATGAGCCACACGAAGGGCATGACTCATGTTGGACGAATGTTGACTCTACTGCCACTAGAAGTCCTCTCCGCCTTCCTGCTCTGCGACCTCCAGCACCTTGATTTTGTTAAGGTAAGTGCTGGTGCCGTGTACAGGATGTGGTTGGCCTTCTGCGTACATGATACGCACCTTAGAGCCTCGACCAATGCGCCCCTTGAACGGGTTACCTTCCGCGTCCATCACCGGGACATCGTACTTGGTGCTGAACTTGCGCTGCTTGACTCCTTCGTACTCGCGGAGCTTGACACCTGAACCAGCCAAGGTATCTGCTGTTGGTTCATCCAAGCTGAGAACCAGAGAGAATTTACCTGTTGACTGACCCTGATACACCTCATGCTCGTCTAGGTTTTCAAATGCTACTAAGCCTTCTAATACTGCCATGGTTACTACCTCTATGTTATGACCCCTAAGGATCGTTTGGTTAATACTTTAAAATTAATCTTTAAAATTATCCCTTACTACCTGAGTATTATATCAAGTATTTAAGAGAACGTCAAACTCTTTCTCGCTTAATTGTCCTATGCTGTCATACATAGCCTCATCGCTATGCGACAAGCAGACATTGCACAGGTCTAAGTGTATCCCGGTCTCCTTGTCTACCTTCTTTAGTTCATACTCATTCAGGATAACGTCACACGCTTTGCATCTACTCATCGTGGAATACCTCTCTATATTGTCTAGTCATATCGTCATAGGGGTTGCTGTAGTACTCATCACGCATTTGCTTTGTGACCCTCTGTGTTAGCTCTGAGAGCGTCATACAGTATACCTGATACTCTACTAGCTCATCGACCATAACGTGCGCCTGTGGCTCTATCCAGTCACTCTGGGCGTAGTCATACCCCAGCATCTCTTCTTTAATCCTACTCATATCTCTACCTCATCATAAACCCGGCCATATGATACCAGACACAGGGGCAAATGTAAAATGACACCCTGAAAGGGCATTGTAATGGACTCCCCTGTGCTTATGTCAGTGCACCATACCGGGCGACTGTCTGGGAACTCTAGGTCAAAGCCTACGCCTACCCGGTACTCTATGCTAAGTGTTCTGTCAAATATTATCATTGGTTTTCGCCTGTTGTTTTTCCAGCCATTTGTCATCACCTATTATATCCGCCAGTGCCTCATCAATCTCCCACTGCTGCATTGGTGGATACTCGTCCTCATCTAAGAGATGCTCGTCTCCGTGATACTCATTGTTTTTCATATAAAATACTCCAGTATATTGTTAGTCATCAGCCAGAACACTCCCTTGTGCACCGCTATTACAATGGCTGTCAATGTAGACCAGCCCACTACCTCTGCGATTATAGTATCCATGTTCCAACCCCATAGCCTATGGCAAAGCCTACCGCCGTGCCGATTATGTACCATTTAAGGTAAAAATACAAGTCATTCATGACGCTACCTCCTTTGATAGATAACCTAAGGCTTCCTGTGTATATCTGTCGCTATGTTCTGGATAATCCTCTCTTATCTGTGCCTTCAAACCTCTGAGATGCGCGGCCAATGGCTTTAAATCCCCACGATACGCCTCACAATAGACCTTGTTCAACTGTGCTAAAGTTTCCCTATAATCTTTATATGATATTTTAATGCTCATTATGCTGCCTCCTCTGGCATTTGTTCCGTGATTGTATCACACAAATCCAGCGCCTGCTGCATTAATTCCTGTGCCTGATCCTCTCGCCCAGACACCAGCATTACCGCCATTAACTCCAGTTTAAACCTGATTACTTCGCCTTTAGTTTTCATTGTGTCACCTCTTGCCAGTCTAATATTATGTCAAAGGCTTTCGCGTCTAATCGCTGAAGCTCGCTGTCTGTTAAATGGCCAACTTTATGTACGCGTTCGAAGCCTCTCAATGCGCGGTCTATGTCACCCAATGTCTTGCAGCTGTTTAGCCTGTCTATTGCTGCTTTGTAGTTGCTCATTATGCCACCTCTACTAAATCATTAATTACTGCCTGCGGTACTTCCACTGCTGGCATACCGTCCAGCCATTTGTTGATGTGTTTGGTTGTAGTGACGCTATATTTGGTTGATGTACGCACCAGCGCACCAGTGTCTGTACGTGCAGCCACTGGCGTCTCGTAGCTAAAAAATACCTGTGCGTCGCCCATATCTAGTTCAGTCATGTTACTTCCTATTTGTTTAAGTTTCATCTGTACTGCCTCTATTGGTTTAGTTGGTTTAATAATGCCCACTGTATACCAGTGGACACGATAAAGCAACTATACTGCCTCTAATGTTTCCAGCATCTCATACGCCTGCTCTAGCGCCTCTTGATCTGTCTCAATACCGTAGCAAGTGAAACAATGATAATCTACCCATTTGCCACCAATAGGCGTTTGTAGGTTAAATGTCGCTGACTCGTTCCATTCTATGCGGATATGTTCGTCGTTATGTTCCAGTTCCCAATGTTTCATTTTAAATTACTCCCATCATCTGTAGATTAACCCATATTAACACTACTAAACCCAGTATTGCAAATGCTACTCCGTCGCCAAATGTCATCTCAATTCCTCCAGTCTGGTGTTATTGTGTCGATAGTGTACCCCAGCTGCTCTATCAGCTCAAGTGTTTGTGCGGTTAAGGTCTTGCACCCGGTAAGCCTAGCGAACGTCTCAGCGTTATTACAGGCCGGGTAGATAACCTTGCGACCGTAGCTCTGTTTGACTTCAATCAGTATTGACTTGCTCATGCTGTGTGCCTCTGTGTGTTTGTTGTCTTGATGGTGCAATTCTACCGGGATTACCAGCATTGTACAATTTATTTAAACTATAATGATTTGGACTATTATTGATCTGGTGAATACCTTACTGCCTACCTTTATATATGCGTGTGCGCGCGAATACCACAGCACAATACTTGTGTCAACCTGTGTATTCATACAGTGGTTGAGGTTTGCTGGTGTGGTCTATGGGTATCCTAATGCATACCCACACTCTACCCTGTGGAATCCTATGCAATACCCGTGCCAACATGGCAGCCTGTGGATAACTTGTGGATGCTTGTGTAAAACCTGTGGATAACTAGGCCCCGGGGGGGCGCTGTGGCTACCTTATTTATATGATGTTACCGCATGTATACAAAAAAGTAGCATTTTGGAAAAAAAGAGTGTATAATTACATTTACTTATGACTACCTGTGTGTACTATAACTCCTTGTAATACCTGTGTATTCCTAAACTGACACCAGTATAGCCAAAAGCTATTAAAGGGACGGCCCTTATGTATAAATATGTAGACATTAGTAAAGAAAAGACTTGACTTTTGATTAAAAGTATGGTATAATTTATAGTATACTAAAGAAGATAAAGATTACCTCGCGCCCTTAAGTATCCTTAAGCATCGTTAGGATTGATCTTTTAATAATAATTAAAGAAATAAACTAAAGTATACTTAAGTATCCTTAAGTACTAAGGGAAATACAATGAATACTAAAGAACCTAAGGGTAGTCAGCCCGCGAAGCGGGTGGGCAGACCAAAGAAAACAGCAGTTGTGTCAAAAACCAAGGGCAAACGTAACTCAGTAGGCAGGCCCAAGGGTGACGCAGCGGTCATTAACGAATACAAGGCTAGAATGCTGGCATCCCCTAAGAGTAGGAAGGTGCTAGATAGTATATTGTCAGCAGCCTTGGACGATGACCATAAGAATCAAGCGGCAGCATGGAAGCTCTGCATGGATAGGTTACTACCTGTCAGCTATTTTGAGAAGGATAAGGCCAGCGGAGGCAAGAGTGCCATTAATATCTCTATTACAGGTGTTGGTGGAGAGACTACTGTCATATCCGGCGGCGAAGAACCCATTGAAGGGGACTATACAGATGTATGATATAAATCAAGACTTAGACTATTTTACCAAGGAAGAGTTTGCTTGTCAGTACACTGGCGAGAATGAGATTAGTGACAGGCTGTTGCTGAAGTTGGATTTGTTACGTGCTAGGTGTGGTTTCCCCTTCGTTATCACGAGTGGTTATAGAAGTAAAGACCACCCCATAGAAGCTAAAAAGGAGACACCAGGAACTCATGCCCAAGGCATTGCAGCAGACATTAAAGTTACAGACGGTATACAGCGGTTTAAGATTGTTGAGGAGGCTATCAAGATGGGCTTTTCAGGAGTTGGAGTTGCTAGTAGCTTTGTGCATGTTGACATCCGCGACCTTGACGGTAATGAGTCTCCTGTAATGTGGACGTACTGATATGGCAAAACTAACGAACGAAGAGCAAGCACTTCGTATATCTCGACAAACAGGACTAGACTATACAAATGTCTTGCAAGGTTTGCAGATGGCAGACATAGAGTTTCAGATGGCTATTGCTCCTTACTTAGGATACGAAGGCCCTATTGATCCTAGTATTGCTCGTTATCATCCTTTACCTGAAGGTGCTCAGTCAGGACTCTTGGGTTTTTCAATCCCCTCAGAAGCTGCAAATCATTATATATCCGCAGCTAGTTTTGGCGCTGGAGGCGATGAGATTATGGTTCCAGCAGAACCTGGCACAGTCAACGTAATAGGAGCTAGGGGAGCTACTCCTGCTACATGGGCGCACGAGTATAGCCATCAGTTAGAAAAAGACAAAAGCCTCTATAAAAAAGCTAAGTCTAGTGGTAGTATGGATGCTTATTTAGCTTTTACAAAGTTTGGTTCAAAAAACGCACAAGAAGTAGGGCAGCGTGTTTTAGACATAAGAAGTGCTCAAAACATGGATGATGTTTCTACCGCTGTTAATTATATAGCAAAAGAAGAGATTAAAAGCTTAGAGTCACAGATAGATAAAGCTTTTTCAGAAGACGATGTTGAAGAGGCTCGTAGACTCCTTAATAAAAGTAACAGCATTACAGAAAACATTATTAACAACCCTACTGATCAAAGCATAACAGATTATATTAAAACAAGCCTAAGTGACGTTAATACAGAATACGACAAAATAGGCGCGTTTAAGTCTAACTTGTTTAAAAAGATTGTAAGCAGTAAAGACGACAAAGAACAGAAAGCTAAAGCAGCTAAGACATTTAAGGAATCCCTTGACTGATTTAGCAGTTGAGCTGTTACCTTGGCAGCAAGAAGTCTGGGAAGACACTACACGCTTTAAAGTAGTAGCTGCGGGCAGACGTACAGGTAAAAGTAGACTAGCTGCTTGGCGGTTGATCATCAGTGCCTTGTCTGAAAAGAAAGGTCAGGTGTTCTACGTTGCCCCTACACAGGGTCAGGCCAGAGACATTATGTGGCAGTTGCTGCTGGAACTAGGCCATGACGTTATAGCGTCAGCACACGTTAACAACCTACAGATTAAGCTAGTCAATGGCTGCACCATCTCTCTGAAGGGCGCTGACAGACCTGAGACCATGCGTGGTGTTAGCCTGAAGTTCCTGTGTATGGATGAGTACGCAGACATGAAGCCAGAGGTGTGGGAGCAAATACTGAGACCTGCTCTAGCGGATCAGAAGGGTGATGCGTTGTTCATTGGTACGCCTATGGGCCGCAATCACTTCTATGACTTGTACACATACGCT